CCGAGATACCTGAAACTATCTCAACTTCCGGTTATTCTTAGACGTCAGCCCTTCGGGGCTGGCGCTGAATATCCTGGTCGCCCGGGTAAGCGATCGTGCCCTGATGAGCCAGGATTGAAACGAGTTCTTCTCGTAGGCACTGCAGCTAGGACGCCGATACCCACTCGATTTCGTAGATCACGGCAACGTGGGTGGATGACGGGCCAAGCCATTCCGGCATAACTCGGACTGGAAGGCGTGGAGGCGGACCAGTGGGCTTCGGCTCGCCAGGGTATACTCAGCGCTGAGGGTTCTGGGGGACCGGGTGAAACGAGGGCAGTGATCTCCGTGGTGAGAGGACCAAAGCGCAGCTACCTGGGGCTTCGGCACCTGGGTCGGACCACGGGGTGTTACGGCTGGCGAACCGGCCGGGCACGATTCCTCTTTTTAGACCGCAGCGCTTACCCGGCTAGCCGGGAGCAGAGGGCAGCACCTTAAAACGTGCACGCGCTGAAGCCCCTGGAAGTGCCGCGAGCTGACCCCCCCCTCCCAAGCGCGGGGGAGCTGGTTTAAATTGAGCGCTTGGGTATGCCTTGGGATGGCGTTAAAAGCATCCGTCGCTAGTGAAACCCGCCCTAGTGACTCGCTAAAGTCGGGTGTCCTCGTGTGTTTTAGCGGTTGGGGGAACCGATCTCGGCGTTTAGCCGAGTAAGGGTGTGGCTGAAGGTCGCGATACTGCTTCTGGAGGCTGCTAACGTAGCTAATCTCACTCTGCGGAGCTTGAGAGGCGAACGTGCCACCGGTGTAATGAACCGGTTGGTGGACAGACAACACCCCCCGCCTTCGCGCCCAACCCCTAACGGGGGTAAGCAATCCGGTACGTTGGAAGTGGACGTATTCGGTAGGAGCACATAAAGAGTCGGCTTTCCCAGGAGTCCCGTCCCCTCAGGCCTTAAAAATTGAGGGTGTACAATCCCGTTGCCAAAAAGGGCTGGCAGCCGCGGCGAGGTGTCAGGGTCGGTTGCCATCCCGATCCCGACCTATCCACCTGGGCGAGTGATGGATTTCTCCTACAGGGCGGGCGCCCCTAAAGCTACCCCCGGAAACCAGGGCCTTGCGAGCCCGACCGTGCACCGGCAAATGCACGGCATTAAGCACGTTGGCAACGTTGACAGCCCCGTGGCCGCCATGGGCCCAGCCCCTACCATGGCCAACATCGCCGTCAGCGCCCGCACTGACATTAAAAACAGCGGGCAGGTGTTCGTGTCCGGGTTCGCCCGGGCGGGGAAGGCCGGGGCCAGGTGGGCCCGCGGTCTGGAGGAGTGTGACTGGCTGTCCGCCAGTCACAGGGCTCGGGCGCAGAAAGGCGTCTGGAGTCGGGAGTGCCAGGAATGGCGCTCCGTGTTTGCCCCGGCGGCCCCCAGAGCCCACGAGTTCTTGGGGGTTGTCGCTCGCCTTCGCTCCCAAGCGAAGGCCGTCGCTGCTCAGAAGCAGCGACAGCGCCTCTCTATGGCGGAGGCGCACTCGGCCGGCCGGAAGGCCGTAGCCGAGGAGTTGGCCCGGAGGGAAGACTTCCGGGCATACCTGGCCCCCAAAGGCCAGGTGGTTAAGATGACGGGTGCCGGCCCCGTTGTCCAAATAGACAATCGCCGGCGGGGCATTGCCCTGGAGGAGGCCGACCTCCTGAAGAAAATCGGCCAACGGGTGGCCCGGCAGAAGCCGAAGGCCGCCCGGCCGCCGGTCTCCGATGAGGCCGGCAGGGCTGGCGGGGCGCACCGGCGCCGGAAGGTTCGGTGGGGCACCCGCCGCCCCCGGGGCCATCGGCCCACAAAACTCCCCTTCCCCCGTCGCCCTAAAAAGGCGGCGGGGGAGGCTAAAATTGTGGCCCCTTCGCCGCGGGCCACGGACGCCGGGGAACGAGCCGCCGCTAGGGCGCGGTTCGCGTTCCTCCTTCGGGCGCTGTTGCGCCCGGATTCGCTAGGCTTAGCCCCTAGCGCCTACCCCTCAGTTGAGGGGGGTGAGGGGGCCGCTGCTGCGGCGGCCCTCTTTTGGGCATTGGCTTCAATGCTCATAGTGGCTGGCCCCGCCGTGGCCATTTGTTGGCTTGTCTGTTTGGGCGTGGCGTTCGGCCGAGCGCGCCCCTCAAGGTGGTGCTGGCCTGCCTCTGTTCGGCCCGACGCTGATGTCATCAGCCGGGCCAAGGTCCTAGCCTCGGAGGCCGATGCCCATAATAGGGCTATGCACTCAGCCAATGGCAACATCGGCCCGCAAGTGGAGGATCGGACCAAAGATTTCTCCACTCGGTTGTACGCGGCCGGTGAATACGCCACAGCTAGGCTGCCCGCCCTTGGCAACGCTATGGTCGTCATCACCGAGTACCTGTATGGCGGCCGCCCCGAAAGAGGTGGTCGAGCAGGTGTTCGGAGTTTTGATGCCACCATGTTGCGCGAGACCTTTTCGCTGGACATTGGTGTGGAACGCGGTAACCACCGGGCTACCAATGCTCGGGGTACCGTCGTCCACGAAAATGCATACCAGCTCTCGTACCCGCAGGGGAGCGGTAGGGTTCCTCTCGAACGACGCGATGTCACCTCGGTTGAGATGCTGGTTCCGGAGAACGAGCTGGAAGTCTCCCAGGTGGCCAGCATGCCAGACAGGCCTTGGCCCGAGCTATGCGGGCCCAACCGCCTTAAGCGCGCCGATGCGAGTGCGTTCTGGAACCCTGGTGCTAGCCCTACCGAGTTCGCTCGTGCCGAGAGCGACATCTACGCTTCTAGATTCGCTGGCCCAAGGGGCAACCGCCAGGTCCTTGGCTGGGAGGCCCAGGCCCCGAACCGGGGGATGGCTCTTGGGCACATTGCTCAGGCTGAAGCTCACGGTTCCTCGTATTACCGCTTCTTCTTCCATTTGTGGCATGAGTTCATTCTATGCTGCATGGTTGAGGGAACGGTTACCAGCTGGGGCCCCCGGGCTCAAGATAACCAGCTGGTTCCCAGGAACATATCTGGGCCGCGGGACCTGGACTACGACGTAGCCGGCGGCGACATACGAAAAACTATTCGCCTAATACCAATGTCCGCTCGGGCCGCCCCTACTGCAGCCGGTCTGATGGTCAATCCAGAGGCCGCGTTCCAGACCGATGCTAATGCGGCGAGCAATATCGCCGCTGTTGCGGACGGCGAGGAGGCCTTCTTAGATATAGAGGGACTTTCGGACGATCAAGTTCGGGCCGCTATCCGCTTGCTCGCGTCCCGGGATTGGGAATTAGCTTGGGGATTCGATACGCACGAGCGTGCTGTAGGGGGGGGGCCCGAGCCAGGGACCTTCTTTACAACGTGGCTCAATCGGTCTAACGAATTCCATGACGGGGCCCCGGGCGTCAACAAGATATACGTGCATTACGGTGCCCGTATTGGCGAGTCACAGCGTGATTGCGAGTACCGGTTCCTGGGTCGCGGGGCGCCAGCTGATCCCGAACGGGGTCTGGACCCTATAGAGGCTAACCCGGCCAACTCCCCTTGGATGCAGCCGCCGACGCGGGGGCTTCTCACCAGCGTCGCTCTGAGGTTCATCAGCTTGCACGCTGCTAGCAGGGACGCCTGGGACGCATGGGATGCGGTCGTGTACCGTATCGCTGCATACAATCCCGAACGCCTACCTAGCACCGTCCGCGGCGCTGGGAACGGGCGGGTCTATGCCTTCGGCGATCGAGACATCGCTCTACCTAGGGATCTGACTCTAGGCGGCTACTTTGATCGGGTACGCCACCAGGTCTCGCCGGCTCTAGACGCCCCCGACGTCATGCAGATCCTGTCAGCCCACAGTAGAGCGGTGCTGTGGACTACCTTCTACGCAGCCCACGCCCTAGCTGTATCCCTGAACTGGTCCACCTACGCCCTATCCATGCGGCAAGAGGAATGGCGCGTAGTGAACGGGACTTTGGTCGCGGCTAGTCAGTACCAGGCAGCGCACGTTAACGGTCTGACTCGCCGCTATGGCGAGACTGACTTAACCGCGGCCTCAGTGTTCCACGCGACGGCTTGTGCCATGATGTACGGCCTACGGCCAGACAATTTCACTCTGCTAACCAGCACCCAGTCTGTAGCCCCGATCTATACGCCTAGGCAAGCGCCCTTCCTGGCCAACGCATACCATGAGATGTGGATGTTGGATATGCTTCCCCATCATATGTCATTGCCCTTGCCCGATAGTGTGCCTAGCTGGCCCACTACCGCCCCTAAGCCTATGGCTTCCGCGACGGACCGCATACGGCCACGAGTACGCCTCTCCCGCGACCTAGAGCCTTTTATTGGCCGCGGATATATCCAGGATGGCGGTATGCACGCTAATGCTCAGTTCTATGCTAGTGTTAGCGCGGGCAGGGGGACAAATGGCATCTGGCGTTTTAGGTCGGATTTAGCCGCTCCTATAACGCCTGACATTGGGTTGGCTAGCTGGAATTCACCCTTTCAGTATGAGTGGCCTGTCGCTCCGGGGACTTTCCAGCCCACTTGGCTTGGCCCCCAGAATAGCGTGATGGGGGCCTACCTCCTGCCCGGTTCCATCCAGAACTGGTCGGCAGGGCCCAACCGAATCCAGGCGATTGGGGTCGAGAGTACGGCTGACAACGACTTCGTCCGAGCGGCCTTTGCCCGGCTAACGCTAGAGGAGAGACCTGCCTCTGTCGCAATCGAGTATGTCTTGCCGTCCCAGTTCCGGGTTGAAGAGCCCGGCGGTAGCGACTTCTCGATACTCATCTGGGCTAATGAGGACGGGTCTTACGCTACCCAGAGTCTGGTGCCTAACACGGCCAATGTTAGCGCCGATCTACAACCCCCTGGGTCCGGCTCAAGTGCCTATCGCTTGCCCTCGCATTTAGCCAACCACAACACTGTCCACCATTACGGCTGGGGCGGGGCTGAGCAGGCGAGCTCGACCCGTGATGCCGGTTCCGGGACGATGGCGGGCAAGGGTGTCTTCAACTTCGGGACCCGTAGTAGCCAAGGCGCTAGAGATAGGTCCGGTTCGGCAATGCCTGAAAGTATCGGTAGCGGCCAAGGCGTCACATATTCTGTTGGTCGGGGGGCCTACCACCAGGAGCCCGGCCGCGTGATCGCTAAGATTGCTGCAGCTCGGGCCTTGGCAGCCGAGGAACAAGCCCAGGCCGCGGCTGCAGCCGACGAGGCCAGGGCAGGGGCCCTGCGAGAGCAGGCCGAGGATTCGTATCGCGGGCGGTCCTTCTCGCCCGGGCCTATAGTGGATCGGAGTCACAAGGCGACACAGCCCCCTCCCGCCGCTGGTGGGCCTTCAGGAAGGACCCCTGGACCCGCCTACGTCCCCAAGAACCCAGTCGACCAAGCAGGAGCTCGCGACCGGGTACTCGGCGCCGGGGGCGGGGGTAGAGCCTCTAGTCGAGTGCAGCCCCCGTCCCGCCTGCCCGGCGCAACACGCGGGGGGGCGGAGGGTAAGCCGCCCGGCACTACGGGCGACCGGCTACCTTTCCCCCCCACGAAAACGCCCAGCGGTGGGAAGCCCCGCGGCGGACAGACCAAACAGGTCGGCTCGGGTTCTGACCCCGTCGACTCGCAGCGGGCAGAAGTCGCTCCCAAACTGCAGGCCGTGGCGGACGCGACAGCTTCCCTATACCGCGCTCGGGGCGGGCGCGACCAGCGCGCTGCCGCCGATAAGCTCGACCAAGCCCAGGCCGCCCTGGCGGCATGGATCGTGTCAAATACTGGTCCCGGGGCCAAGAGATCAGACGGGGGCGGAGGTGCGAAACCGGCCCCAGAAGAACCACCCATCGGGCAGGTGCTTAACCCAGGTGACAACAAGGAAGCGGACTTGTCACCTATAACCGACGAGGCGAACGATGCTGGAGCGGGACAGGCACAAAGCCGGCTCCAGGAGGTACTAGGCCGCCCTCCGGTTTCCGGGGGCGACCGCGACCCAGATAAATTGGGAGACCCGGCGCTAGATAGAGTTATTGCCGAAGATGCGGCCGCTGACTTCTTGGCGAGGACTGACCCGGGGCCCGATATCCCTTCCGATGACCCGGAAAACTGATATGGAGGGCTGGCTCTGAGGTTGGGGCCCGTCAGCGCCTCCATGCACTGGCTAGACTCAAGGACCCTTCGCTTTTACTAGAAGGTGTGCCTCATGAGAGTAGCCTCCAGCTATTAGAATTGGTGCTGGCCGAATTTACTAGGCCAGATAACCTTTTTAAATTTAGCGAACTAGGGGTCCAAACCGGTTTTAATGTGAGTAGGTCAGTGAGGGAGTATCGTCTGGCGACGCCCCCAGCGAATGCGGCAGAGGCTCTAATCCGGTGGGTATTCCTGGAGCCTTGCCCTCGCGAGGTGTGGGAATACCTCAGCCCAATTATCCCATACGGAGCAATTGTCGCAGAATTCCAGTTGGCCAGGAAGCTAGGGCGGGACCTGCCAGGGGCCGATCAGCTTAATCGCCGTACCATCGATGATTTATGCCGGCTCCACCCACCAACGGCAGGGCGCGCAGGTGGGAAGGTCAACCTCACTCTGGCCGATGTCTTGCACCGCTTGAATTTGGGGCAGACGGGTCGGGCTCTGGCCAAACAGTTGTCCAATATTGCTAACGGGTGGGAAGAAGTGACGGTGCTCGGCCTCTTGCTCTGTGACATGTTTTCAGAGTATGGAGGCACGTTCCAGCGATGGTGCCGCGCCCACCCCGGCGTCCTGAGCAGTGACGTCAGGACCTGGGTTAAACTGTGCAAAGCTTTGCATGTATTCACCCGGACAACATGCTACTTCCCGCAACCAGATGGTTCCTTGGCTTATATTGGGCCAGAAGGAGCGAGGCTGGCTTACGGGCTAGATTCGATTGTCGGCCGGACAGAGCAGAACGCTGGCTATGACCCAGTTTCCGAGATTCGGATGCGCCTGGTCGACCCGACCAGACGTCAGCTACCCACGCTAGATGCCAAAGCCCCCTGGTCAAGCGAGGAGGCCTATGACCTGCCTCTGCGACGGTGCTGTGACGAGGCAGTCGACTCGATGATGCCCCAAACAATCCCTCTGGAGAGTTTCAGCTCCTGGTATAGGGCCAGAATGTTCTGGGCGGCCAGTGGGGGCGCCCCGGGGGCAACTGTACGCTGGGAAGCACAGGGGGGGGCAGAGAGGATGAACAAGCGAGGGGCCCTCTTGATAATACCCGAGTCCCATATCAGGAAGATACTCGAGCATAGCGCTGGCCCCGTTCTCTGGTCAAAATGCGCGCCCAAGTACGAGAACGGTAAGCAGCGGGTCATATGGAATACAGCCGTAGAGCATTATGTTATCCAGGCCTACGTCTATGATATGCTTGACAAGAGCATGGTAAGCGGTACCTGGAACAGTGCCGCGCACCAGAGCGGTGACGCTCTCACAAGTACCGTTCAACGCTTACTGCGGCTCCATGACTCTACGGGCGTCATGTGGGACTATAGCGATTTTAACATCAACCACACGCACGAAGCCATGCTGGCACTCTATGACAGCTCGGAGCACGCCCTACTCTCCCGTGGCGCTACCTCACGTGGCCACAGCTACGAACAGGAATGCCGGCGAGACATAAGGTTGGCCTTCGACTGGTTACGAGCGAGTCGCGTGTACACCGTCCTCGAAGATCCGGCTAGCGGGCTGATGGCCAGAGTCAGGAGGTCGATGCAGTCAGGTGAGCGGGCTACTTCTTACCAAAACACCACCCTCAATCGGGCGTATACACTCCTGCACCACAAATGGTGCCGGCGGTTCTTAGGTAGAACCACCCTACTCGGGGAGAGCTACCACCAGGGCGACGACGTGTGGGCCTTAAGCCGGCACGTCTGGGATGGCGTACTGGCGTGCGATGTGTACAACATCCTGGGGTACGCTGGCGCGAAGCATAAGATCATGTGCGATTACAGCGGTAGGGGTGAGTATTTACGCCTCCACTATGATGCTCAAGAACTCAAGGTGAGCGGCTATCCAATACGCGGTGGGATGGGACTAATAGCCGGAGAGTTCTTCCGCGACGCGTCACATGACCCTATTGCACGGGGGGGGGCTTTCTTCGACCAATATAGTAAGGTCGGCAGGCGTGGAGGCCGGCTACCCACCAGTTTACTGGCCCTACTCCTGGACAAGAAAGCATCCCTTTCCTACACTAACAGCCAAGGCATGGTTCGGCACATTCGACCGGACCTAGCCATTCTGGGGACACCACGCATGTTCGGGGGGTATGGTTTGGGGCAGGCTTTCCCTCTCGGGTCGAGCGCGGCTGTAACAGGCCCTGTTATCCTAAATTCTCTCCTACAGCAAGTCTCCACCCCTCGGGAGCACCAGGTGCACTTCGCCCACCTTAGGCACATAGCAGCGATCTGTCTGCCGAGCGGCGAAGGGAAGACGACACTGGCACGCCGTAACCCCGGGATCTTCATTGACCACGACGACTTACTAGATGTGAGCCGGCATAACGTGCTACTTCGCGCTGCCAGGGAGTCGGGTGATTGGTCACTGGTTCAGCAATACCACCGCGCAGTAATTGAGGAGGCGAAGGATACACTACTTGGCAGTGTAATCTTGACCTGGGGGAGAGATGAGGTCCCAAGCGAAATCGCCTTCCTGGGGACCTTCCAACTCGGGCTACCAACGGGCGTCAGGGCTAACTTATCCAATCGGGACAGTTTGCGGCGTCGGGGCGAGTTACAGGTTAGTGCCTCATACCTGGAGCGTGACATTGCAATCTGGCACTCTGTTAGCTCGTGGGTGCGCGGTTTGAAGTTCGCCGCAACGTGCGAGATTGCCATGCCCAGGTACTCCCACTTAGGGCGGGAACAACCTCCTGTTCTCAGGAGCCCCCGAGTCGACCTTGATCTATTCTTCGGCCGCGAGAGCTACGCACGCTTTGATAGGGCCAGTGCACTGCAAGACTTTGCAATCATGCATAGGATAGGTGCCACTAAAGCTATAGATAGGGGGAAGAGAACTATTCTAGAGTCAGCCTTAAGTGGCGCCTTCCCAGCTGGTGAAGTGAGCAACAGGCTGGCTGAGTACGGGGTGGCCCTTAAGGAGTGGTTGGACCAGAGCGTTCTAGCGCAGGAACCAGTCCTATTGAGTACCATCCCAGCCGCCCTGATGTTGGAGTTTACGGCTCAGGCGTCCCGCGAGCTCGCTGACTGGCTTGGCACGGTGACCTCCTTTGGCATTCCCGACAGATTCGGCCTACATCGAGCGCTGTCTGGGAGCGACCACGAGCTAGCTCGAGCTATGGATATGGCCAATTTGTATGGCGCCGCATCAGCCCTGGTGCGTCCTTGTGGCTTCAGTAGCGAGGGGGTTTTCTCGGCTGCACTTGAGGAGTGTGAGCCGTATGTTTACCCCGGACGTCTGGGTAAGTACAATCGTATGCTAACTACCCAGACTGAAGGCGGCCGGTGCGCAGTCGGTATGCGTATGCTGGAGATCATCAGATCTGGGCTTAGCGTCGACCAGAAGTACTTCCAGCTGCACTACCTGGAAGGGCGTCTGGACTTGATCCCCCCAGCCTATTTCGGTCAGGGCACACTCATAACGACGTGCGCCCGGTCCTTCGTTTTAGCATTCTTAGAGAAGAGGATAAACGCCTCTGAGTTGTACGGGCAGGAAGCATTTGCTTCCGCCGTGTATAGACTTGAGGTTCAATGGAATTGCCTTTTTATTCTGGAGAGTGCAAAATATTTCGAAAC